TATTACTGTCTTTTCTGTAATATATTTTCTGGGCAAATAATAAACTTCGACACCATACATCCTCAACTGCTCATTGATTAAATCTTGAATGAGACCTTGCTCTGATTTTGATCCTTGTAAAAAAAATGGATTTAACATAGATTATCCGATCATATCGAGAGGTGGAAGTTCGTATGTATTGGACATTTTTTCCATTAAAACATCTATTTCTTTTTGTGCATCATCATACATTTGTCTTCCATTTAATTCAACACCACCTGGTAACTTGACTCCCGTGAATTTCATCATATTTTGTCCCCACTGCCTTTTAATCAGAGCAGTTAAATATGGTTTGATGAAGGAATCATTCCAAACTCGCGAATAATCATTAGGATCTAAAGTAGAGTAACAATCAATAATGAAAAAATGATTTTCGGTAACTGATCCCCAATCAATGTCTAGGTATAATCTATCTTGCCTTTTATTAAATCTAATTTGCTTTTGTGTGTTTAAGAGGAAATCTAAGTCCTCCAAATATGTTTTAACCATAGCATAACTCAACAATTCGGTTGTTCCCCAATAGTAAATATCATTTAAAAATAACTGATATTTTACACTGAACATATTATGAGAAATGGTGTTAGCGCCATCAAAAGTGAAAATTTTATTTACGCCAATTACATTTGGTGGAACTTGAAGGTAGTTGCTATTTTCGTAATATGAGAAAGTTGTAGCAGTTCCTACTATATTTGCAGTTGCTGTTGTCGTAACAATTCCAACACTATTTGAATTTATTCCCTTTGCTTTTCCACGAGCAATATCATCCGCAGTTACTTTGTATTTGTAAAATGTTGGATAAACGCCATCGAAATGCCTTTCTTGGAAAAACTGAATGGCATCATCCACAAGGTCTTCAATTTGCTCATCCGCAACATTAATTTCCAAAACTGGCGCTCCCAGTTTCCTTTTACAATAATCTATTAGTCCTTGTCTAGTAGATGGTTGCGCCATTGCTTTTGCCTCTTAAAATATTTATGTTTTACGAAACACCCAAGTTTGAGATGACTTCCTGTTGCTTCAAATAAAGTTTATAATAACATTTAGCAACCTTTCTAAGTTGTTCGACATCATCGATACAATCAATTTCATTGCAATATTTAAAATATTCGAAACTTTTGCTTAAGTTTTCCAAATTAATACTATCAGGATCCATTTGACAACCCTCTTAATAAATTTTTGATCTCATCAAGATCACTCTTTATGTTAGCAAGATCTTTTTCCATATTCTGTATTTTTTGATTCTCTTCACTTTTCATTTTTCTTCTTGCCAAATATTCATTATATTCTGACATATTAGTATTAATGATGGAGTTTGTTCTTGAATCTCTTTTGAGGTAAGAGTGTCCTTTTATGTTGGTGTATTCCATACTATTATCAACCATACTAAGCAAGTGCAATAACTCTTAGGTTTTTGAATCTTGGTGGGTAAACTTGATTCGTCGAAGACATGACAATTTTAATTCTGTAGGTCTTGAAGCTTGGTAGATTGTCAACGGTGAACTTATACTCATTAAATGTGAGTGAATTCGATTCAAACCCAAGATTAGAGGTTGGAGATACATACTTATCTGGACGACCACTGTTATTTGATGGATTAATAACTAAACCAAGATTATTAATGTTGTCCCATCCTGGGAATGGAACAAATATTGGATTTGAATTTTCTTTAGTATCTATAGAATAGAAAACTCTAATATCCGCAAAAGTATTGACATGGGCATCCAAGATCACCTGTATTGATGATGCTGGAGTTGTCAGTACATTTTCCTTCGAGATATACTGGAAGGCATTTGGATCATCAAAAATAGAATTTGCTCTACTATCCGTCACATAATCAGTAATCGGATTGTTAATTCTGTTGGAAGTTAATATGATATTTGATCTCTGAAGATCTATAACTGGACTGATTCTAGAATTGTTTGTACTTAATAAGACTCTCAAATTAAATGACTTATTATCGGGAACGGATCCTAGATAATTGAATTCATTTATGGATGAAGCAATAAGTCTTGGACTATCTAGATAATTTGTTTCGTTAATAGTTACCGTTTCAAAACCTTGATCCACATATGGAATTTCATTTCCATCAATACTCTTTCCAGAAATAGTTCTTATTTGACCACTAACTGAAGTTCCTCTCACAGTCATATTCTGGATCATAGGAGTTATGATTTCGTAAGGAATGTTTTGGGATGCTGTTACATTCCTTCCACCAGCAGTTTTTGATTGATTAATGTAAAGAGCTGGTAAATCCGCTCCAGTAGATCTATTTCTTCCAAATAAACCGGAAGTGTCAAGTTTAATATTGTAAGAATCAAAATCACTTGGATTTGGAATTGTAACGTTACTTAAATTGTGACTTGTGTTAATCCTACGCAAGGAAACTCCACCCAATTCATACTTATAAACCGGAGTTCCTACTGGATAATTTCTAGCATTTCCAGATACCAATCTTACAACATTTCCACCAATTTGACCTGTTGCGGTTGAAGTATATGATATTACCTCATCACCTATTAAAATATAACCAGCATTGGTAGTTCCGATTCCAATATTCTCAAAAGTGCCAAAGTCAGCAACAGATTCAACTGAAATGGGTCCAGTAGAGTCTGTCGTATATGCAGAAGTTAATTTTGTTGGCGGAATATCTGATTCTACTCCTCTAATTAAAACAGCATTGGTATCAAAATACATTCCATGATTCCTGTGGTTAACTTTTATATGAAGACCATCAGTGACCACAGATATATTTGAAATGTTGACATTGCCGCCAATTGTGGAATTGAGGGTTGTTGTTATTCCAAGGCTGTTAACAAATAAAACAGTGTTTCCAATACCTGTTACAAAATCCCCCTGAACATTATCAAGTATTAATTCATTCGTACTAGCGATTGAAACTATAGAGAATCTTGCATTCAATCCAGTTGAGAATGAACCCAGAGAATTTATACCAACAACATCTCCTGCTTTATAACCATTTCCTCCACTTGTTATTGTTGCTGCTACTGCAACTCCTCCTGTGATGGTTACATTTGCCAAAGCGCCCGATCCAGTGCCAGTAATTGTTTGTAAGGGCACTGCAGAATATGTATAAGAACCACCCATATTGATAGATGGAGTATATCCTATTCCGGCATTGATTATTGACAATGCAGTTCCAGCTACACCAGCACCTCCAACATAATTACCTGAAGCATTTGAACCACTCTGTAAAATAGTATTACCCAGTTGCAAATTAGAATCTACAAGAGATGTGCTTAGTCCAACTCTGACCATTCTAGAACTTAAAACCAGTGGGTTTGCTGTTAAGAATGGAATTTGCGCGTTTCCTTCTGCAAGTGGTGGGTTGCAATACTCTAAAGTTCCACTATCAATAAAATCTGCTCTATGTAAAACAAATTTAAGATCTTCCCACTGACTAGGATCCCAAGTTGAACCATTCTGAGATTTAAATAAAGATCCTAGATATGGTTGATTTGAAATGAATTCTTGTGTAATTAGATCATTTTCGCCAACTCTCGAAATATAAACAAAGTATTTGGTTGAATTTGAAAGTAGAACAACAGCATATTCTTTTCCACCTTCCAAGTAAACTGGAGCATCAAATGTAAAGGAAGTTGATACTGATCCGTCGCCAGAAACATTGATTTCTGAAGGATCTAAGGATACTTCCGAAAATGGGAGAACTCTTTGTGTTGGAATTCCTAGTTCAACTGTTCTTATTTGAAGAGTGACTGGAATATCATTATCATCAACCGTTCTGAAATAAATTTCACATCTTGTTAAGAAAACACCCTCTGGTTCTAAAACACTAAAAGTTTGTGCTAATGGATCTTTGCCCGTGTATGCTTTTACTGGACCAGTGAAAGCTGGATTATTTTTAGATCCCACTGGTCCTTTAGCTGCTAAGGAAGCTGCAGCTTGAGCGACGGTCTGTTGTTTAGCATCAGAAAATGGGTTAGCTAATGAAGCACCAACAGTAGCTCTAAGTAAAGGTGTTCCTCCTAAGTTTTGTTTAGCAGCTAGCGTAACAATTTGTTGAAGTGATAATCCAGTCGCTGCAGATGCTCTTTGTGCAGCTTGAAGACCAATTTCAGTCAAACCAGTTGGATTATCGGCACCAATGAATTGTCTTAGGTCGGGATCTGGTCTTGACGGTGGCGATGGTGGTGGTTGTGGTGGTCTTGGTGGTATTGGACCTGGACCTGGACCTGGACTTGGTACTGGTTGTGGTGTTACGTTTATTCTTTCTTGTTGTGTTAAAGTTTCTGTAGTAACTCTAGCATTTCTTACTGAAATTATTTCTTCTTGAATAGTTTCTATAGTTCCTTGAGAAGTAAATACCTCTTCAGCTAAAGTTTCAGATATACCTACCTGATTTGAAGGAGTATCAATTAATCTTAACGGTTTTAACCCACACTCAAATTTAGGGAATTGTGCTACATTTGGATTTGGAATATAGAAACTGCCTTGTAATCTAGTTGTGACATCTGAAATGAGTCTTACATTTGTTATAGATGCTTGAGCGCCACTAGTTTGTCCGACCAAAATCATTCCAGTCTCAATCCACCCACTAAATTCGCCATTTACTTGATTTGAGAGAGAATACAAATCAATATTTAAAATTGAGGATGTTGAGGAGTATGAACTCTGAATAATTGTATTGGTGTATGGGTTGATTGAATATGTAGAAGTTGGAGCATAATAAGGACCCTCTCTATGATTAGATTGAGCAACTCTAAATCTAATTCTTGGTGATCTTTCTATGGAATTTTCTCCACCCAAACTCAATCCTGTTGGTCTTCTCGTTCCAACTACAGTTTCCCCCGATTGGAAAGAACCCGAAATCATGGAGATTTCTAGTAGTTTTGGAATACAGAATCTAGTAACATCTACCCCATCGAAGAAAGCAGATACTTGAGTTAGTGGTTTTAAATTCCTTGCCTTAAAGGTGATATTTCTGGATCTCATAAAAGGAGTGAGATCTCTGCTAACAACTCTATCCCCAACAGAAGTTCTTTCGAATTGTTCCGATACTACGGTTCTAGTTCCGCTTCTGGTATTCACCCCAGTAGTGGATCCAGTCCACGTAGTTTGCCATGCTCCCCATAAAGTTGGGGAGAACCCAGTTTGAGGATCTAGATTTATAGTTCTGGATAACCTGGAAATAGTTTCTGCAAAATCACCTTCCCGACTAATAGTTTTTGCGCTAATTCTTACAGTATCAACCCAAGTATCTGATGCTGGTGTAAGTTCAAGAGTACCTCTCCAAAAACTTATCAAAAATGGTGTTACATTTTCAGTTCTAGTACCAAAGCGTTGTCTAATCCATTCAGTTTCTCCATAATCTAAGGTAACTATATCTCCATTTCTTCTAATATTAATACCAGTAGGTCTTATGATCGAGAGATCTTCTGCAATCGTTACTAATCCTGAAGAGAATGGTTGCAAATCAATAGATGTTGTATAATGTTGAGGTCTTAATTCTCCATTTGTAAGATCAATACTGTTTTTGGGGAAAACACTTTCTTCTTGTGGTATTGTTGACGAAAAATTATCTACAAAGAATCCAGATTTGAATCTATTAAGACCTTCTGAGTCGGATACAAAAAGATTTGAAGTGCTTGATTCAAGCAAAGATAATGTTGTATAATACTCAAGATTCTTAATCCTATCTTCAAGTTTTTTGATATCTTTCATTTGATATCTCTTATACTGAAGAAAATCGAGTCTAATATCATTAACATTATAAAGATATGCAGGAATAAATGCTGTTGCAATTTCAATAGCATCATCCACAATAACTGGTCTTTCTGGGGTTTCTGATGGAGTTCCGTATTTTATTTGGAATGTACCATTTTTAGATAAGAATATTCTATCAATTCTTGGAAGATAGAATGAGAAACTTGTAAGTATTGTTTCGTCCGAGGCCAAAATGTTGGCAGCACTGTTTCCAGAACCACTGAAATCTCTTCCATAGAACTCAAGGGGAGATCTTGATCCCTCTGAGACTGAATATACACCAACTTTGGGGCGAATATCAATAATGTCAGAATTTCTTATTTTATTAATAGACTGAATGTCTTTGGAATAATCAAACGTAGAATATGAATTTGCAGTGGTGATATCACCATCATCAGTGGATTCATAATAAGCATTTGAGAAGTATACTTTTACCTTACGAGTAGGTGCAGAAACTCCTGATTTTCTAACAAGAGTTGCATAGTTATAAAATGATTCAGTTTGTCCATTAGTGAAAGTATAATTTTCAGTGATATCGAAACTTGTACTTTGAATCGTTGTTACTATAGACTGTATACTCGATTCCTCAAAAATAACAGATTCTCCTTCTTGTATTCTTATACCATTTTTGGAAATATATGATATTTGAGAATCATTTATCCTTTCCGCAACAATAGCAATTGCTCCAGATGATTGTCCTATAAATTTTTCGCCAATTATTAGATCACTCGTTTTACTTGAAGGTCCACTAATTGGAGATAGTATTAATGTTGGAGCTAAAGGATTTATATCTGGTTTTGATGCCTCATAGACACCTAGTATTTCAATAATATCTGAGTTATTTACTGAAAGGATATCATCTTGTACTCTAGTTCCATATGGATATTTTCCATATGATAGTCCATCATTTAAAGATGTTGCTCCAATTCCAGAAGATGGATTTGAGGATTTATCGATAACAATTGAATTAACTCTATTCTTTAACTTTACTTTAGCCTTTGGCTTTGCTTTTCTGAGCGTAGCAACAAGAGTTGCTCCATTATTATTTGATCCCAAATTATAAATTTGGAGTTCTTTTGAACCGTTGGTTAAAGAAAATTTATCCGAAGTTAAGACTTCTGTTTGTCCGTCAGATCTAATTAATGTATATCTTTCCTCATCAAATGGTAAGAAAGATTCATTTGCATCTGCAGTTATAATTGAAGATAACTGATTATTAGTAATATTTACTGTGTATGTTTTTCTAATAACTAATGAAGCATTAGTTAAGTCTACATTGGATATATTAGACTTTGGAAGTTGTGTATATAAACTATTATCGTTAGAATCTTCCAGTTTGGTGGTTAAGATTCTAAAATCATTTACCTGGGTTAGTGATGCTGGAAGTTTTCCGTCGCAAATATTTGTAACTGTGGATACTCCAACAATGCTAATGTGAGTCGATCCAACAGAAACTACCTTTCCAAAGAATGGGTCTGGTAATGTTGTGGTAGTGTATGAAACAAGATTTCCTTTTTTAACTATTGTTCCTGGGAACTGTGTATTTGGAGATATAACTTTACTTGCAAATACTGGATCACTATAAGTAACAGAACCTCCCGAAATGGTTTGTGAGGTATTTGTAAATGTCACGGCACTTCCAACCGTAATGATGGAAGAGGAAGTTGATGCAGATCCTATTAAAACAAAGGTATTTCCAACAGAAACTATTCTTGCTTCTACTAATTGATTTGTGGATCCAATTGTAATTCTAGATTGAGATAAATTATAGGATCCAACGACACCTGCTGGTATTGAGGATAAGAAAATGACAGTTGAACCAATTCCGACGTTTTGAGATACAGTGACACCGGTTGTAGAATATGGAAGAGTGACTCCTCCTACGGTTGAGCCAGATCCAATTACAACAAATGTTGTCCCAACTGAAACAATATTTGCATTTGTAATTAGCCCACTAATACTTACAGAACTACCTACAGAAACATCTGATGTATTATTAACAAAAAATACAGTTGATCCAACACCAACGGTTTGTGATAAAGATGAACTTAGGAAAAATTCATTCTCATAGAATGAAGGTTCTGTAATTGTAGCAAGGCCAACAAATGTTCCTGTTGATTGAAGAATATCTGCACTAAAAGTACTTGCCGATCCTACGATTCCATATATTGATTTTATATCAGATATTCCATAATTTGTAATCGCTACAGCAACTCTACCATTTTCAATTCCATCAAAATAGAAAGATTCGTTTAATACAAAATCTCCCGATTTTTGATAAACCGTAAGTGCTGTTCCTGCAGAGACAGAATCCTTAAGAAAAGCAGTTGCTCCACTATTTTTTCCCTTAATAAAAACTGGAGCAGTTAAAGTTACTGGCTCATTGAGAGATATCTCTGTTGTTGTTTGAATATCATATAGAGAGATGTTCCAACGATTTAAATCGGGAAACTCCGTGTCATAAGAACCAGATTCTAACTTAAAGTCATAAACTCTAGCAACACCAATTTCTTTGCCTGGAGCAAAATTTTGGTTTAGACCAATTTTTCTTGAAGCATTTCTTGTAGAACCAACTCTAGAATCCCTTAGGCTTACGACGTAAGTATTCCCAATTCCAATTTTTGGTGCTCCATATGATCTATTTAAAACAAAAGTCGAACCAGTATTGTATTGGATTGATTGTTCTGTTAATGTTTTTGTTGTTCTTGTTTTTGGGAAATCTATGTAAGTTGAGGATACTTTTTCTACTTCATATCCTCTTACTAAAGCTTTACCTGGACCAATCTTATACAGTCCTAATTCTTCGCTTGGGACTGATCCATCATAGGTTAATTGTCCAGGGTTAAAAATTCCTTGATTTCCCTCTCCATCATTTAATGATTCACTTGGAGAAACTGTAAATGGTGAAATATAATAATCGCCAGATTCTTGATAGGTTCTCCTAGCAAACTCGTCAGCTATTAGAGAATATTCAGTTTTCTCAACAAGAGATAGGAGTTCTCCATCTTTAATTGTTGCTAACTCAACAAAATTTGCATCGTTAAAGTCATCAAGATTTTTCTTAAATAAAGATACTGTTATTCTTAATCTGTCTGCTCCTGGAGCGGCATAGTTATTAAATCCTTGAGAATTATCATTCAAAGATTCGTCAATATCAGAATTAACAACTTCTTCATTTACGAATAGACCAACTCTATAATTTGGTCTATTATTGTATTGGTCAAGAATTAATATTTCATCCTGTACATTTACAAACTGACCTCTAACAAAATAAACACCATTTGAAATGCCAAATGAAGATCCTAGAGCACTTGATCCACTGGCAATTGTTGCTGCAAATGGTTCTCCTGCAGGAATTGTCGAGTTTCCTAATAGACCTGATAGAATATCGATATTAGAAAAAAGACTTTCCCCATCTAGAAATTGAGAAGTTGAATTATTTTGATTGCTTGAAGATATATAATTCACATAAAGAGTGGTAGACCCTCTTTCAGAATCTGAAGAAAGTAAAACACTATCTACTACTGCAGTTACACCGGATGTTAGTCCAGTAATTTTTGCTCCTATCAATTGACTTACATAGGCATCGATAGGGACGCCTAAGAAAGTGTTATTTAGAATTACTGCATTATAAATTGGATTATATGAAACATTTCCTGGAATTACTTTAGCACCCTCTTTAAAAAAGTGCTGTCCAAATTTTTCAACTTGGTTTTGTAATATTGATTGTAGAGATGTTAGTTCTCTTGCTTGTACAGGATATCCTGGTTTAAATAAGACTCTATAATAGTTATTGTTAGCATCAAAGTCATCAAAATATGGAGAAACATTGAGGTTAGTTTGCTGTGGCATAATTCTTTAAAATTGCAATATAACTTTGATGTCTTCTTTTTGGTTTGAAGATCGTGTAATAGAGGGTCTATTGTCAACGTAAATAATATTACCAGAGTATTTTTTTACTTCTGGATTCGATAAACCATTAACAAACTCCTGACCAAGGTAGTATGTTCTATTATTTATTGAAGTTGACATACCACTAAATGCGGTACTAATTGATAAAGTCACAGTTCCACCGTTAATTAAAATTGAACCTCCCGTCGATGGATTACTGGTAAATTCTCTTAGATCATAACTATATGTTGGATTAGATTGTGTAGATCCAACGGTATTAAATCCTGCTAGGGTCCTATCCTGCCAATATTTTAAAACACCAGTAGTTTGGTTATAACTCACAACTTTTCCTGTAGCAGTTATTCCAGAACCAACTGTCTGTGTAATTACTGAGTCTGGAGTAAAAACAGCCGAACTGTATCCGATGCCAGTTAATCTCATTGCATAAACTGCACTTGCCTTATCTAGACCAAGAATCTGAGAAGATCCAAAAGACTGTGGATTTTCTACTATTCCAATACGTGCAATTTGATTTCCAGTAATAAAATCTGGATTTTGGGAATCGTTTTCAATTCTTGAGTACATTAGAACATTATATGCTCCAAGTTCTCTGTAGATGTCATATCCATGACCTCCTTTAGGTGGAATGATAACTTCAAATTGAGGTCTAGTTGAACCAGTTGGTACATTTCCTGCTACCAAATCAACATTTCCATAAGTATAATTTGATCCCTGATTGGAAACTACAATAGACTCAACTTTTTGATCATTATCAATTACGATTGTACATTCTGCTCCAAATCCATCACCTTTAATTGGAACTCTTGTATATGTTCTATTTGCTGTACCAATTCCAACGCCTCTATTAGTAACTGTTACAATTTTAATAGATCCGTTGACTGCGTTATTTCTAATGGGAGCATTATCTGCACTATTTTCCCAGTCTCTAGGAACTGGCATATAATCTGTAGATTCAAATTTTACGATGTCTGCAGGTTTTACTGTGTACAAGTATTTCCAAATATAACCATCACCACTGCTTCCCGCAGATCTTGGTTCTAAGTCAGTGAAAGTTGGTTCATCTAGAGATGGTCTGCCATTTGGATTTTCTGGAGTTGTTCCATTCTGCAAACAAATATAAACCCTATAATCTCTATTAATTACATAATATGAAGCCCCATAGAGACTTGTTGAACCAGATACTTTCGCTGGGTTTGATCCACTATAATCGTGCCTATACATATCATAAGTGGTTCCAGAAGACCAAGATCTCTTTACCACAACTTGCCTAATATCTTCCGATGATATCTTTTTTAAAGCTATCATCGTATCCCAGTAATCATTCTCCTCATTAAAATTATCTCTTGGCGATGGTGGATTTACATCCCAATTTGATAAAATTGAAGTTGCATTTGGCAATCCAATAAAAGAATAATAACTATTCTCAGAAGTTGTTACTCCAGATACAAAGTTTTTAGCATTTAATATTCTAATCTGATCAGTTATAATAGCAGCCATTTGACGGAGTTTTTTATCTATTTATGAAATATAATTGGAAGATTTGAGAGGAATTTCTCTACTGACTAAGGATCCTGTTGATAGTCCAGTGTATCCATTGTTTGTTTGTGCTGCAAATGCCTGGGATTCATTTCTAGAAGAAAGAGTTATTTTTCCCCAACTATAATCGCCATAGTAAGAACTATACCCAATTCCATTTAAGTTATTATAATTTGAAACACTTACGACAACTTTTGCTACATATGTTAAACCAAGTCCAACAACAGATGTTTGAGCTATTGATACCGATGCCACTTGATATACATTATCAATAAACTGAGTACCAACACCAACAATTTGATTACTAGAATCCAAAGAAGTCAAACCAGAACCAACATTGCTGTTATTGATAACAAAATAATATCCAGTAGAAATTCCACTTACACTAGTAAATCCTGTTATAAAAGAATCTCTTAAAATAGAATTTTTATCTATCACAAAATCAAAAACTAGTCCGGTTGAAGCAACTCCTACTGATATTGTAGATATGCCACTAATAATTCCAAAATCACCCTCATATGAATTAACACTATTAGTTTCAGTAATAACTGATGGAGACTCAATTAATACTAATGGTGGATTTGATGTCGTATAACCAGCACCTGGATTGGAAATTGATATTGAAGTTACAATACCTGAAGTTATTGATGCAATCGCAGTTGCTTTTACTGGAGTTGTTGTGCCAATTCCAACTGAATCTTGAATTGTAACGGTTGGTGTCGTTACATATCCAGAACCACCATTCGTTATTTGTATTGATGTTATTGTTCCCGCAACAGACACTATTGCTGTGGCGGAAGCACCAACTTTATTGTCCTGAGAAATAAGTGTAATTGAATTTTGGAATAATAAAGAGGTATCATTTTCATTAATGGAATTAAATAGGGGTCTTACATTTTCAACATAAATTACAGTTTCTCCAACTCCAACAGAACGAATAATGTTTGCCACTGGATAAACTAGAGGTTCATATAGTTCTCTTTCTTTTCCAACGATTTTTTCATTTATTATTTTATCTTCAGTTTGTCTACACCATACAATGTTTCTAAACAAAGTTTCATCTGGAGAATTGCCTGGGCCAAAGTATGGGTTCGTGTTTACATTGTCAATTGAGTTTATACTTGTAACTACTCTTTCCTCTTCTTGAAGAATTTCTGACTGACCTTGATAAGGATCATAACCAAGTATTAACCCATCACCAACTTTTACAGTTTCAATGATATTTTTAACAACCACGTCAACAGATCCACTTCCTTTGTAGAATATAATCTTGGAAGTATCTCCTGGTTTTGGTGCTTCTGTGAAAGTAATATTGCTTCCACCATTAAATATGTAACCTTCACCAGGAACCTGAAGAATATCGTTAATAAAGATTAAGAGAGTAGCTTGAACATCAATATTTGATCCAGGTGAAGAACGAATTGACGTTAAATTGCCACCTATTAATATTGGGAAAATCTTTCTTGATCCATCAAATAAATTATCAAGTTTATCAATAACTTGAAGTTCCCCAACAGACCATCCAGTAAATTTGTCATTTGCTGTTTTTTGGATTGTTAATTGGAACTCTCTAAATCCTGATGTTGTTGGTATTCCGACAACTCCACCAACAGGTATAGTCAAAGTTTCATTTTGTCCATAACCATATCCAGTGTTCTTAACTTCAAAATCAATTACACTAGATCCTTGACCAACAACAATGTCAATTGTTGCTTGGGTGCCAACACCAGAAGATGATGAACTATAAACTAATGGAATATTAGAATATGAGAGTGGAGCATCAAAGAAAGCAAATGGACTATTAGATATTGTGGATATACCCGATGTATATCCAATTCCACCATTTGTTACATAAACTGGAGATAGAACATTTCCATTATAAATCGTAGCAACACCTACATGGGTTAAAGATGAAATTCCAACATTAGTTTTGCCGACAGAAACATTAACGATGCCAATCTGAGGATTATTTACAGAAATAATAACATTAGTGCCTGATGGAATCACATACCCTGAAGTATTTGCCGTTCCCACTGCAATAAATGTTCCTCCAACTGATATCAGTGATGAATTAACATAAGTTCCGATAGATACTGTACAATTAGATCCAGTATTATTAAACTCCAGAACTTTAAATATACTATTTTTATTTTCAATGTTAATAATTGTGGAACCAATTGATGTTAAGTTGGAAGTATTTGTATAAATTTGATACTTACTTGAAGATCTATTACCAGAACCACTGTTTCCAATACTGATATTTGATATAGTCCCTGCAGAAGAAACAGTTACTGTTCCTCCGGCAGAAATGAGTGGTTGGTAACCAAATCCTGCAGTGGATCCAACAGAAACTATTACTCCGCCAACAGGAATATTTGCATTATTTGGATCATAAGAAACTGAACTTGCAGTTCCTGTAAAAGTAATAGTTGTAATACCAGAATTTTCTGAGAGTCTATAATCATAGGCCAAACCAGGTCCCTGGAAAATATCATTAACAAGAACTATGGCGTTTTCATTCGCTATTCCTGATACATCAGACCTGTTAGATTTTAAAGTAAAACTCTTTGCTAAACCATTGAAACCTGAAGAAATATCATCGAAAACATAATTTTTATAATAAGTTTCATTTGAAGTATCTTTTATTCCAGATCTCAAGAAAGTTCTTCCTTGGAAACTTGAACCAGTGCTAATTCCCACCCAATCTCTCTCATCTGGAGGATTTGTTGTGGAACCAATCGGTATATTTCCATAAGGAGCTTCAACAAAATTGATTGTATTATCAATTATGTTATAACTTCCAGTAACTTTTGTTACCAAAGATCCAGTGGAGTGTCCAGAAACAACCGATCCCATCCAAGGTCTCTTGACTTGTATGGCATTTGTGCTTCCGATACCCACTGAGTCAATTCTCATAACTTCATTATTAATCTTTATGAGGTCTCCTCCAAAGAATGAAGTTATACCCGCAAAATAAATTATATCATCGACACTTAGAGCAGCTCTTTCTTGAGATGTTGTTAGTGCTGTTGCAACTAGTGGTGATTGTATTATATTATCAATTGCAATAATTACTTTTTGGTTTTGATTTTTGGAAGTAAATGAATGCGAAGTTCCTATCCCAACAGATGTTATATCTACAAATAATGGTTGTGTTTTTAATGCATTCTCCGCACTTGATGCTAATTTAATATTAGAATCATCAACTTTAATTGCAAAAACTGTCGAAGGAAGTTTATCAGTTGTTCCAATTCCTACAAAATTTGTGGTTACAATTCCTATTGGATTTCCTTCATGAGTATAAATTAGTTCTTCTCCTGTAACAAAGAAGTGACTACCAATTCTAACAGTATTTTCGTCAACGCTGACAACATCAGGATTGCTTCCATCAAAATCTCTTTTGAATATCTTTTGGTTATTGTGTCTTAAATCAAACGATCTTCTAATATCAGTTTCTGTTCCAGTATAAACCCCATAGTCACTTTCGATAGAGGAGTTATTAAAATTAACAAATATATCACCAAGATCATCGTCAGGGTTTCTTATTCCATTAATGAAAGATTTTATTTCAACATCTATTCCAGAAATTGGAGTAAATGTTACTATTGTATCGTTTCCACTTCTATAAGATCCAACAGTCCCCAATCCAATTGTTGTTTCTAACGTTCCAAATTCGGAATAGTAAGTTTCTGAACCATCATCAATTACAATTACCTCTGATACTTGATGCCTATTGTTGGTAGTATCGGAAACTTGTAAAATTAAATATGCGGCGTCATATTCATCTGAGTATGAAGCCACATCAATCGCAACTGGAGAAGATGTGGATGCCGCAGAAACAGAGGATGATGATACTTTTCCATCTCTAAAATTAATAGTACCAACCCCTGATAAAGAAGTATTTCCAATAGAAACTTGTAAAGTGTTAACTGTCACACCTATTCCAGACGTTGGGGTAAAATCAATTTTTAGATTCGAACCAGAAATATATGGATAATATGTTCCTAAACCAGGGACGCTGGAAAGACTATAATTTGTCAGTTGCCCATACTCTAAAAATTCAAATGATGTTCCATTATGAACCAAACTTAATTCATTAAATTCATACTGACCATTATTTCCAGTTATTGCTAGAATAACTTTTGTAGATGTATAATCGAGAGGTGTTGTAACAATAGTCTTAACCATTCCAGAATTTATCTGGGTGCTTGATGAATTTAATAAAACAGAACCTCCCAAATTGGTACTACCAATACCAGAAAAAGTAGATTGTAAATTGTATGATAGTGATGAAACATTATAATCATTTACAGTATACTTGACTGGATAGAAGGTTAAAACACCTTCAGATCCTGAAGTATAAAAATCGAAAGAACCTAAATCATACTGAGTTTCTAATCTACCATATTGGTTGATAAAGGTACCTCCTTCATTGTCATATAGTAGAGAAACTAGCATTAACTGCCTTTCTCCGATATATCTCTTATCTTGAACATATGTTATGTATTTTTTGCATCTAGCATCACCTAGAGAAAATCTAGATACTTCGGAGAATTTTGTTGGTCTTGGATTGCTATTAAACTGCCCACTTATATCATCAATAATCAAGACTCTATTTCCAACAGATTCTGCATAATCCGTTAAAATTCTGTTAGCAAATATTATCTCATCTGAAAAGACATTTGAATTAGAAACTAGTGCATTTTCGGAAGCCAAATCAAAGTTATAAACGCAATTTAAACTTGCATACCCTATTATATCAGTCGTTACTTCTATGCTTGGAACATTTGTTGGTATTCCAACTACCATTCTTCTAGAATCTCTTTGAGGTACAATAGATTCCATTTGTAAGTCACTAAACTTTTTATATCCAACGGTATGGTTTAATGAACTTACTACATCGTTCCAAGAATCATAATCAACTCTAGATTTTAAGGAATATGAGAAATTTTGATAATAATCATTATCAGGGATTCTTTGTAAGTTGTTGCTTAAGAATCCTATTTCTGTTCCCCACCCATTTTTTACTAGTGAGTAATAATCAATTCTATAATCGGATCTGAAGGTATCGATTTTTTTAATAATTCCTTTTGTAAAAGAAGACTTTCCTTCAAGCACATCACCAACTTTTAAATTGGTATCTGTGTTTAATCTTAATATTGCATTGTTTGAGTCCCAATTACCAACAAATCCGATTTCACCAAATCCTTCTTTCTTTATTATTTCGTTCTTTAAATATTTGTTTACTTTGAGGATTGGATCAAACTTTACTAAGTATTTTTCGGGTATAATTCTTCCAGAAGAATTGGTAGCATTGAAATTGCCTGGATATTCACCAGATTTTATAAATTTATCTAAACTATAAGTAACAATTCCAATACCACCTATATTTTTCGCAACAGACTTAACCGTAAATAAACTATATCCATAGTCCTCAGAATTGAATCCTTTACCAGTAGATCCAACACCAACGCTAATATTTTCAATCAAAATTCTATCATTAACTGCGAATGGGAAAGAATCTGCAGTACTAAAACCAACGGCTAGAGTTACAGTCACATCTTTAGTTGTATCATTATAAGAAATATTCGATATTCCAACACCATTGGAATTATTGATTGGGAGTATAGTTGGCCTTACATTGTTAATTCCAAAAGTATTTTTTCTTATTTCTACTATACTATTTCCCAAAGTATATTTTAGATCAACCTCCGAAACCAATTGTCTCGTCTTTCCATCGAGAACTATTAATTTTGGAGCTACAGTATATCCTCTACCAAAAGAAGTTACTCCTATTGACTCAAAAGATGCTAGTTGATCTATTTTACAAATTTTGGGAAGATTTGGTTTTGGTCTGATAGTAAAATCAGAAGGAAAGTCAAACCCAATATCATCGATTCTAAATGTTTTTAACGCACCAATATTACTACTACTTGGTTCTAAAATAGCTCCAGTTCCTAAATCAGAGGAAAGTTGCGTTGATATTCCTGGCAATGATATGTAATTTAATCCGCCAGTTTTAACTCTAACAGAAGAAATTCCACCATAAGCACTTAAAGAGTTTGTCTTATAAGAAATAGATGATGTTGTAGAATTATATTCTACATTTTCTGGTGTTTGGCTTAAAGTATATGTAAATGTTGTTCCTGAAGAAACTGTGACGAAATGGTCTCCTGCAAAAATACTACTTTGTACGATTATTTCATTATAAGAAGGGACCAATTTATCAACTACTATTTCTTTCTTGACTGGGAGAATTGAATTGGTATTTACGAGATCAAACTTATAATAAAGATTAGGAGTATTTTCATTTACAGATAAAACAACTCTAGCATCTGAACTAACACCAACCGTACCATACTTATTAACATTAAAGAAAGCAGTTGATTCTGATGTATCATATGCCTCAGTAAAGTTTTTATCCTTATAGAAATTTAATTCAAAGGCAGAATAATTATTCGATTGATTTACAAAAGATAAGGAAGAATCTGATAGGTCAAAAGTTATAGTGGAGTTTCTGTATGCTTGAATTGGTGGATTGATTGGTGATATTTCTCCACCGTAAGCACTAGTTATTCCAATGTAATTTGGAATTCTTCTAATAGAATTTTCGTAAGTATCTGAAAGTTTAAATCTGTTTTTATCGATACTAACAACATAATAAACTTCATTATTCTTCAGTCCATAGAAACCAGATGCTGAAGTGTGTAAAACTTTTTGACCAGTATAAAATCCATGATTTTGAATGGTAATTTCACCGGTTGAAGTGTTTACACCTACATTTGCAAATGATTTAGGATTTATGAGTATTCTTCTTGAATTGTCATTATATTTTATAGTATAAGAGGTAGAAATTGATGGATTTACATCAATTCTCACTAAGTCATTATTTGCAAGACCGTGAGTTTGTGAAGTTGAAACTGTGACAAGATTTCTAGATACTGTTGCTCTTAATACATTATCATAATCAGTTTTAAAACTATGATAATCGCCACTTCCAGTTGAAGTGAAGAACAATGTACTATCATTAAATGTTGTGGCAGATACTCCAACAAAATTTCCAGTAGATCCAAGTCCAACTTGAACAGTCGATATGCCAATTAAATCATTAGAAACCTTGGCAATATAAAGAACAGTATTATTGCTTAAAGACAGTGAAGTTGAAATGCCATTTGTACTAACTCCAATTGGAGTGCCACTGTTTGTAAGATATGTTACTCTGTCACCAGTTTTTAATCCGTGGTTTGGTAGATAAATCGATTTTGTTGGAATGTATACCTGAGTAACTCCGAAACCGGGGTTTGAAAAAGAAATCGTTGTGCCAATACCAACTCCATAGTTGTTGCCTAAAGCAACAGACTCTAAAGGATTGAAATAAATTTCTCTGTTGATTTTATTATCAAAAGAGGTTCTATATCCAACATTTACAGAAATTCTTCTTTGTGCTTGGTAGATTAGGGTTGAACTAGTATGCGAAACTCCTACAGTACCATTAATTGCTCTAAGAACTCTTATTCTTGAATTAGTTTGATCAACATTCAGAACACGTAATTGTTCTTGTTCTATCCTCAAAATATCATTTTCGGATAAAGATGGGTATAAGAGATTGCCAGATACTGAAAAATAAGTTACAAATCCGGTTATTGCAGTAGATCCAACACCAACATTTAAAATGTATGTGCTATTAGTGGCAATTCCTGCAGAATAAGAACCAGAAATAAGTGAGTTTGTTGTACTGACCCCAGAAATCGAAACAACATCGCCGGTATTGTAATTGTGAGGATTCTCTGCAAAGATTAGAAAGTCGCCATTTCCACCTACGGGATAAAATTCAGTATTAAAAATACTACTAGTGGCTACACTTATATTAGATACTGGTTTCCCCGAAATTATAGAAACTATTGCGTTTGCACCCGAACCAGAAGTCCCTTCATTATTGAAAATGACACGATCATTTACTTTGTAATTGGATCCTCCAGTTACTACTCCTACAGACTGAACAGAACCTGGGGAAGCGTATCTGATCGAAGTTGTTTGTGATAATGAATTTGGAATAGTAAGATAATCATATGAATTTGTAGATTTATTGATTTCATATGATTTGGTATTTCTTCTCCAATAAGTCGCATTCAAGTTTATAGAATCTTGAGATAAAGATCTATTGAAGTTAGAATCAATTGGTTTCGAATAGTAAGAATTACCAATGATGTAAGGAAAGTTAGGTCTCTTGTAATTAGCAAAAACACCAGAAGAATCTGGAGATAAATTCAATGTTGCAAAATATGCATAGACTCCATTTGGAAATTCTGGAGTTATGCAGAATCTTCCATTATTTTCATCTAAAACTAAATCATCAGAACTATTAAAGTAAGTAAAATCTTCTACAAAAAATCCAGGTGGGTATGAAGGTGGTCTATTGCTCTTCTTAGAAGATTCTTCTACATATCCAGACTTAAGTTGCTTAATTGATCCACCAGTTTTCTTTTCATATCCATATGGACCGTAAATTGGATTTCCATCATAAGCCCATCCAATAATAGGCGAGTGATTGGTGGAATCTAATTCTTCCCCTGATTGGGACTTTTTAAGATCAAAATTTCCAAATAGTGTTTTTCCAGACTCATCATTAGAATATAATATCTCTCTTAATTTTCTTGGTGCATACAAATGCGAATATTGTAATCCAAAATTACCCTCAGTCAAAAATCCATCATCACTAGAAATATTATTAAAATGTCTTACAAAATTATTTACAGTCCAAGATTGTAGTTTTGCTCTAAAATTAGCTCCCTTTCCAGGAGAAATAACATTTATAAAAGTGCTACTAGGAGAATATCCTGCTCCAGACTCTATAACTCTAACTTCGTTTATTCTTCCATCAGGGGAAAGGACTGGAACTAAAACCGCCCCAGAACCTCCACCAACTATTTCCAAGTTTGGTGGTGCAAAATATGATTTTCCTGAGTTGTTTATTAAAACTTCAGAAATTTTTCCATTAGATACTATCGGAATCAGTTGACAATCTTGGCCAGAATATAAAGTAAATGATGGATCTCTATGGAAATTAATAACATCACCAGAACCATATCCCGACCCTGAAGATTCTAAGTGTACAGATGTTATGCTTCCACGGAAAACGGGTTGAACAACTGCTTTAAAGTCATCATCAGAAACTGAAGAAATTCCAACAGATCCAATTACCTCAACTTTAATTTCGGGATAATTGAAAATATGGGTACCAACACCGACAGTTGATAGGTTTATTGGTTGTCTTATGTTATAAAAATAATTTTCTACAGTAGATCCAGTTCCAACAGATGCTAATTTAAACGAATCGTTATCTTCTTTTAGAACATAATACTTCTCTCCAGAAGTTAATCCATCTATGGTGGAAACAGTAGAAGTATATTTGATTATCTCGCCATCATTAAAACCATGGTTTTTAATTTGGATAGTATCTATTGCAGTGTTAATTCCAGAAACGCTTGATGTTCTCTTCTTATTTTGATACCCAAATCCAGAATTTATTACTCTTACACTAGATAAAATTGATTTCTTATCAAAAGATTTAATAGTATGATTTCCTACCCCATACGAAAGTAGAGAAACGGTATTGATGCCAGATATAGCATCACTTTGATTTCTATGTAACTTAATAGTATATTGATCATTAACATGAGCATAGTAAATAGAATTATCAAAAAGACCAGAAATTGCCTGTTGTCCATTTGTAGTATAAACTACTTTTTCACCATTTCTAAATTTATGATATGTGCTAAAACCAATTGTCGATATAGTTGTACCGACTCCAACTAAAGCAGAATTTGCCTCAGAATTAAATGATACATCATGATCAATTAATTTCATATTTGCTTCAGCTACAGCACCTTCTCCATTTCCACCTGTAATTTTGATTATGGGGGTTTCTATATAATCAAAACCCGTGTCGAGAATTCTAATTTCCTCTAAAGACCCAAAAACATCACAGTAACCAGTTGCACCAGTCCCAACTTCATCTGAAATATTTAAAATTGGTGGATTTATAATGTCGTAACTTTCGCCGGTAGAAGTAACTTCAATTTCTTCTATTCCTCCGTAAAATATTGTATCTTGTGACTTATAATTTAAAATTTCGACACCATTGACCAAAATTCCAGTTTTGCCTGGTAAAGTTTTATAATTTTTTCCATCATTTATTGGATTGGAAATTTCTTTTAAGAGTTTTTGAGACTCTAGTGTTTTCCCCTTTAGATTGTATTTTTCTAATGTGTTTGAACTTATATTAACATCGGAGTTAATACTAACAAAAATTCCATTAAAAATATTAGATCTACTTCTAGCAAGTTTTACATCGGTTTGATTTATTCTTTTTACAAAGTAAATCCCCTCTTTAATATTTTCTCCAAGAGAACTTAAAATTATTTCTTGTGTTGAAAAATTATTCTCATCTTCGCTGGGAATTTCAATAATTTCTTTTTCTGGAGTATAATATACTGCATCTCCACTATAGAGTCCATGATCTGTGTTAGTTGTTAGAGTAATTACGTCAGTAGAAGCAAGTCCTGCTGGGGGATAAGAACCCGAAAATACTATTTTTTGATTAACTGGATTAAGGGGCTGTCCAGAATAATGTGGTATTGATGGAGACGCTACGAGAACACTCTCACCATCTGGAGAATTATAAACATTTTGAACGTTTGAGTTTATAAAAGAAGCAGATGAAAAGGATGGAGAATTTGTTTTTAATAAATCTCTTCTCAGATTATATTTTGCGTTAGATGGCAAATTGCCTTGCCCAATGACTGAAAATGATCTATCTGACTTGACATCTATAACTGTTGCTGATATTTTTTCGTTATTTGAATTTATAAATGTTGCTTTATCTCCAATTTTAAATAATGCTGGAGTTGATGTAGTTACAATACCAGTATTGTTTAAAGTATTAACAATAGAAAAGTCTTTTACCTCATACGTTGGGCAAATATTCAACAACCAGGTGTCTACTTTTGCACCTGTTGCGTCATCACCTAAAGAGTTGATGGTAATTAAATCGCCTTTGCCGAGATAATATGTATTCTGTAGAGGACTAAATTCGTTTAATACTGAAGTAACTCTTACTTTAATTTCCGACCCATCAACAGAAGATTGTCCATAAACATATGTGTTGATACCAACTTTTGTAGTATCTAATATTTGTTTGGATATATTAGTACAATTTGCAAATTGAGTTAAGCTCTTAGATCCATACTTAACTTCTCCCACAGATCCATCATCGTAAGTAACTCTAAGTTCCCCTGAATTTGGGAATCCAACAGTAGAATCTACATCAATAAAAGTTGATTGTGCAGAAACATTTCCAATTACTTTAGTTGTTGGATGAATCGTAAAGTTGCCATACACCGCACCTTCAACTATGATATCTCTATCATAACCACCATCGAGACTTATTTTGTAATAATCTGAAGTGGAAATCCCACTTGTTATTTTTTCTACGCTTGTTACAGGAGCATATGCCTTTTTAATATTGTCATATTCGTTTTGGTATATTGTAGAATTTCTAAGATCCGTTGGATCTCCAGAAATTTTTTCAACAATTATGTCTTTTGTAAGTTTATATTGACTATCTGATGGTCTAAAAAGAAAATCTCTTGGCTTTATAACTTCAACATTTTCATTGAATAGTGCTTTAAATAAAATCTTGAATGAGTAATCAGTTCCTTTTGATTTATAAAAATCCTTGAGTTGTTTTACAAAAAGACCTTGATTTAACCTTATCCTTTGACTTGGGTTAATCGATAAGTTATCATAAAAACTTCTATTTTCAAATCCAGGAGCAAGTTGATTTTTTGTTTTTCTAAAAAACTCTTTTAAAAACAAAGAGCTCAAGTTCTGTACCGATGCATTCGCTACGTGCTCATCGATTTCAGAATCAGAAAATACTAACTGCTCTGGATTATTCGAATTGTGATAAGAAGTAATACCACTAAATCCTCTTATACAACCTGTAAAAGATACATTAGTTTTTCCGGTATATGTAATAATTTCATCATTAATTTTTATAATACCATAAGAGTCTGGAAATCCTGCGGTATTAAATACGAATATTTCTGAGTCAAAAAGATCTACATCTCTGGTTAATGTAGTAGATTCAATTATATTAGCATTATTGTCAAGTTTCACATACTCATCAATATTCTGTAAAATATCTGTAGGACCACCTTGATATTCTACAGATTTGTAATACTGAGAAAAAAATTCTTGTGATAGAGGATACTCCTCATTAACATAACCAGGAAACTGGTTCTTAACAATAGTGCTGAATTGAACTCTTTTTTCTGTCATTTTTTATTATCTTACGATGTATCCGTTTTTGTAACTTGAGGAAACTACATATGATGATCCAGAAGAATCTGCACCAGAAGAAATTTGATCAGTTACCGTTTCGAAAATACTATTACTAATATCTAGTTGCAAATACAAATCCTGTTTTCCAATGATATCATTCGATTGTGGTATTGCTGATATTTCAATAGTTGGTTGACCATCTCTTAATGGAGCAGAGGTTATATTAATGGGGTTCAGAGTTATAACACCATTGACATAATCAATTCTTCCAACGTTTCTTCTCAAAATAGTCGCTTGAGATGATAAAGGAGAAGGAACCGTAAATAAGAATATTGACCCAGTTCTTCTATTTGTGTCTGGTACATCTGAGAGATAAACATCTTGCGTTAAACCAGCGACTCTAAAAGAAGTAGATTTGATATTAAACCCATTTAAACTCTTGATATAAAATTGATTTCCAAATCCAATAGAATATTCCGCAAAAGTATTTAACACAACACGAAGATCTCTTCTCATCTGTATCTTCGTAATGTTTGATGTTATAGATTCATGACTATCATCAATAATCTTTAAAAATTTACTATACTTAAATCTGGCACCGTATCGGTTTAATTCTGAAGACTCAGAATACTTTGTTGCATTGTCTATAACCAAAGAAGAAACATATGAAGAATTGGGTGCTAGATTGGTATTATAATAAACTTGAGATTCTACTTCAATATAAAGATATTTGAGATCTAATATTTCCGCAACAATACCAGCGACCGAATACTTCTTAAGATCTCTTTTGATGTTTTCTTTTACCAAGTTAGGTAAAAAGTCGCCAGTTCTTGGCTTTATACTAATAAAAACTTTCCCGTATTGGGGAGGAATAACATCTTCTCCGCCAAACACTGAAATAGATTCTGTCTCGGGATAAATTCTTGCGGGAATTAAAGTTTCAAAATCATTTATTGTTAATGCTCTATTTTGAGAGGCATAAATTCTTGGAGCATATTTTTTAATAGAATCAATTGACTCTATTTGTTCTCCACCAGATGCAGGTAAAATCGTCGTTAATAGCGATATCCCAGAAGACACTACATATTCCTGGGAATTTCTTACATAAACAATTCTTCCACTAAATGAAAATCTGGATACACCATTTGCAGCATCTCCACTAGATGTAATATATGATGCTTCAATAAAACTTTCGTCTTCTAATTTTTGACCAAAAATTCCATCACCAAAAATCAATTCATATCTTTCATCTTCAACTTCTTGCAGAAAGAATATTTTTGATTGTCCATTGATGTCAAATAAACTGTCCTGTCTATTGAATTTTGTTCTGATTGAACTAGTTTGTAGCGGTTTTACTGAAACTGAAATTAAATCGGTATCAATACCAGCATTATCAAGTATTAATCTTTGATTTGGATTCCTAAAAGAGTTCGTAAAATTACTTGTAACTAGCAACCCTTCATAAATTTTGACGTTTTCGAATACTGCAGTTCCATTGATGACAGGAACTGTTATATCTTCGAGAATACAAAATGTAAATGACTGATTTGCAAACTGCGCTGATGAAGAGGCAACATTACCCTTCTGTAGAGTTAGTGATGCAGGTGTTGGAAATATATTAGAAGCATCTACAAAGAAAGTCACTGTTGCAGAAGCTGCTTTTTTAGATCTTGGAATATATCCAATGTTCCTAGATAGTGCAACAATATTCTCCCTTAGAGTAGCACTATCAATAAAGACCTCATTCGATACCATATTGGCATTGTATGAGGAGATATATGTATTATATGCTAATACATCTAAGATTGTTGATAAGTTCGAACCCTCAAAATCATAATCTGTGAAATTAGAGTTGGATCTTAGATAATCTTTAAGAGTAGACTTTATCTGATCAAAGTCTAAATTTGTAAAATTTATTAACGACATTTACCTTGATGATAGGAGAACGAATTCTAATTGCTGTGGAGGTATATTTGCTCCTATAATTTCATACCTTATTGTTGCATTGAATGTATTATTATCGTAGTCAGGTTCAATGGATACAGATTGTAAATTTACTCTTGGTTCAAAATTATTAATTGATGTTCTAATTTCACTTTCGATAATACTTGCAGAAAAAGGATCTATATTTTCAAATAAAGATGCAGAGATATTAGATCCAAAATTTGGGTCAAAAAACTTCTCTCCAGGAAGGGTAAATACAATGTTTCTTACTGAGCGAGCAATTGCCGTTGCATTTTTTATCGCAATTATATCATCATTCAGAGGATTGCTCTGAAATGACATACTAATATCTTTGAAGCCTTGACTTACCCTTTCTAGAGGCATTTGGTATTATAATTCTATCTTATTTATTATCCTTTTAGTGGTCCATAGACTGGTTCTGTGCCATATTCCCAGTCATCATAGTCAGCATCATTGCGTATTTTTTCATGAATTTCGTTTTGATGATAAAAATCATGTTTTTTGGGGGTATATTCATCACAATTTATCTCTCGAAGCATTTTTTGCTTCTCAACTTTGGTCTCCCAACCATATTCTGATGCTAGGAATTGTGTTCCCCACTCATTTTTCATAAAATTTTCATCTTTATCGACTTTTTTGGTCATTGTTTGCTCCTGATTCGCTATAATCAGAACTTTTTACGGGGTTGCTATCCCGAATTTCCTTGACTTCGTACATAAAATCATCAGATGTCTCAATTTTACGACGATTTTCGACCGAATACTCAGTTAAATCAATCTCATACCCTGGATTTTTTGTAATTCTATTCTTTGTCCATGCATCATCATACCATAAGATTTTGTTGTTTGGGTATGCATAGAAGTTTCCGTTGTCCATCTTGAAAAAATGAGCACATTTATGCTCTGGAGTCTCACTAAAATTAGTATTCAGAGTGGATTTTGACTCCCATGACCAATCAAGGGTGAACATATAAGTTCCTTCATTTTTTTCACCGCGATAATTGATAAGTTCGGCACGTAGATTAGCAAGTCTTGATCGTACTTGAACATCAATATAAGGAGAAAAACAATCCCACCACATACACTCTTCTAATTCAGGGACTGGTGCATCTGGTTTCCAGCAAAACGCATGAATGGGTCTACGAGTCCAGTTCACTCCATTCTCAAGAAACGCCTCAAACAGCGGTACGTGCTTCTCTAAGGACGCTACAGAGTGGACATCACATAAAGTTACTTCACCATGACCTTTTTTATGATTAAAAAGAAATTCATTGCGAATGTAACAGGTAATTGTTGGAAGATTATGATTTAAATATGCCATAAGTTAATACTAAAAAAGCAGGAATTTCTTCCTGCTCTATCTATATTATTAACCTTTACCTTGTCCGCGATACCGTTTCTTACGTCCATTACGAGAAGTTGCACTCAGTAGTGTACGAGAAGAACGTCCTTGACGTGTCTTCTTAGGTGCGCCTGGTTCAAATACAGTTTTGTTAGATCCACCTTTAGCCATTAGATTTCCTCCATTTCAATTAGATTAGGATCAATATCTTCCCCCGAGAAATAACGCTCTGAGAGATCTTGAAGAATCTCAGTACAGTCTTCCATACTGAGATTTGAATAAATTTTACGACCTTTATATAAAAGATTGTATGTTTTTTCCATCAGATAATACGAGTTTTCTCATGACCAACTCTAATACGAGGATCGCACCAGATTTCAAAGCCCTGATCTTTTGCATCAAGACAGAATGAAACGTCTTCCCCACACATATCCTGAACATTACCAGATTCAAGACTTGCATCTTAGGTGCAAACCAAGGGTATTCGAGGTTTTCAAAAACTCCATTCTTAATCAGCACCCAACCAAAACCAGTATAGTCTACTGTGAATGGCTTACGACGCTTTGAGATGCTCTCCACAGTTTCGTGGTTCATTACACCACCATTCTTACGGAAATCATCTTCTTCTAACCAGTGTGCGACAGAAGTTGTGTGACCATCTTCAGTTGCATACCACCCAGCAACAATTTCACGCTCTGTGCCATCTTCTGAGATTGCTAGATCACAAAGTTGCCAGAACTTGTTAGTGTCAAAAACAATATCATTATCAATCCATAGTTGATAATCATACTTAAGTTTTCCATCCCAAGGCACTTGCTTCGGACCCCTCAGAACATTTGCTCCAAGCACTTTGCAACGCGCAAAGTTTACCATCGATGAATAATCTTGTGAGATCTGAATACTCATTCCATTTTGTACAAGATCAAAACATAGTTGTACAAAATTCTTTAGAAAAATATAAGAGCATCCTCGTCCAGGCAGACAGAAAACAATACTCTTACCTTTCATTCGAGATTTGATAGCATCAATATCCCATTCCTCAGTTGTCTTTTTTGGTGCTACAGTTTTAACAGTGAATCCTTTTGCCATAAGTTAAAGTACCTTCAGATCAATTTTATCGTCCTATTTAGTATTTGTCAACCAACCTCAATGAGAAGAATTGAGCAATACTTCCTTATTCATATAAAGTTCTTCATAACTTAAATCTTCTTTTGTAAGATCCAAATTAAGAAGATCAACCATTCTGTGCATCATCTCCCAGGTCTCAGAGAATTTGTTCTCTGATAAACTGTGATATATGCACCGACCCTTTGCATAAATGTGATAAACTTTTTCAGTCATAAAAATATTTCCGGAATTTTTTTCAGTATTTTTTATTTTGTTACCGCATTATATATCAGAACAATTAAAAACCCAACAGATCCTCCGAAGATTGTAAAGCACTGTCGTGGATATCGTACTAACCACCCCGCAAAGACAACCTTCCAAAAATTCCAATAAGGGCGTTTTTTCATTCTATAAAAGATATTGTGAGGTAATTTTTTTCGGAAAATTTTTTTTATGAACGTGAGAGAGAGGTCGAAAAAGACATACAGTGTAGGTTAGGGACTTATCGATTTTTTATACGGGGCAACGCAAAATATAAACAATAAACAATAAAATAAAATAACTGCTATAACGAATATCAAACTGACCACGAATAAGTATCATTATTCGTTATTCTTTATACTAACTGCCCCGATATTGCTGCTTATTAGTAATAAACAATGAAGATCTTTATAGTAATTGCCCCAAAAACTGCGTTATTCTAATAATACAACGCAGTTTTTTATAATAACTCTCAACGATTGTGCTACTTATCTAATAAGAACTGTCTATTCTTTATACGAACTGCTGCCAATTAACGACGAACAATAATAAGAATAAAGAATTAAGTTGTCTTGGGAGACATAAACAATTAGACAAAGTAATAAGAATCAACGAAACATCTATCAGACGATGTTGCTTACCGCCGCTGAGAATAATACACTTGGAGAGATTTGAATTGTATTATAAACTACCAACGAACTGATAGATCTTCCACATAACTCTTAACGTTTTCATTACGCTCAAGGTTAAAGAGTTTATTCCAATCAATCTGATGGGGATTAAAATCTTCATTCACGTTTAGTTCTAACGTGATACGATACTTATTCTTTGATGACTGTGCTTTGAGAGAAGAAGTTGCCATAAGACGGAAGAACGAATAAACTCTACTGCTTAATTCTACTAGACCTTATCCCGACTGTCAAGTTATTCCCTACAACGAATCTTAATTATAAACGAATCTTTTCTATTTACAAATTCTCAAGCAATCTTATCAAATTAAATTGCAATACGAATCTTATCTAAACACGAATGAA